TATGCCCGCCGTAACAGCCAACCGTCACGCCCTCAATCTGTGTGTCGTGGCAGTTACCCGCTAAGTGGTTACGGCGCTCAATCACCTTGACGCTGTACCCCGCCTCGATCAGCAGGCGGGCGCAGGTTGCGCCGTATATGCCAGCCCCGACAATCAGGAAGTCAGTCATAAGTAATGCCTGAACGCCGCCAATGTGCCAGCGTGATAAATGCCGTCTGCGCGCCGCTCCATTCCAGGCTTTAGCCCGAAATGCCCGTGCGCGTGCAAACTCCATGGGGCAATGGTGATGTCATAATCCAACTGTTTCAGCAGGTAGCTTATAAGCCACTGCTGGCGCGCCATGTGCGAGAAGTATCCGCCAACCCGCTCCCACTCGCGCAGGTAAGCCTTGTGCAGCTCAATCCAGCTTACCCGCGTCATTGCCAGAAAGCCCACGTTGTAAATCTTGCGTAGCTTGATACACCTGCCGTAAGCAGCTATCAGGTCATCCATACTGGTTCGCATCCCCAGCCGCCCCGCTTCAAGTTCCAGCGTTTCATGTGGGCCGCCGTTCCAGCTTGTGACCGCCGCGTAATCGTCAAGCTCCAATAAACTGCGCTCGTAATCGTCCAATGCCCGCTGCATGATGAAATCGCCGTCTGTGTAGATCAAAACTTCGCTATCATCGCCCGGTATCAGGCTGGCAAACGATCCGTGCTGGATGCACTTCGTTTGCTCTGGCGCGCCGTAGTTCTGTTCAGCCGTCATGCTGATAGTCTCAATCTCGCCCAGGTCGGGCGGGATAAACTCCACGCCAACAAACGTCACCGGGAAGTCTGCATACTGCCTGAGACTATCCAGGTATGGGGTCATGCGCTGAAAGTATGGTGCATTACACCCGGTTACTAATCGCACGGTCACGCCTCACAATCTCGTAAAATCTTTCACGGTTCGCATCGCTCTTGTCATACGCGCCGGGGGTGTCCTTTGACGTATAGTTATTCAAGTGCTGAATAGGTATCCCGATAGGGCGCAAACTCAGCCCCGCTCGCGTCGCCCGCCAGCACAACTCGTTATCTTCCCAATACAGGCCGTCCCAATCTTGCGCCCAGCCGCCAATCTTACGAAAGTCGCTTGTGTGTCCGATCAGACACCAGCCTTCAAGGTAGGGTATGCAAACGCCGTCAACATAGCGGATGATGAATGACGTACCGTACAATGCGCCCGCGGGTAACTCTGGTATGCCGATCAACCAGCCAGGGGAGGCGGTTATATCGTTATTGAGAAAGATGGTGACTTCCCCCGTCGCCGCCTCTAAACCCTGGTTATTGGCCGCGGCATACCCCTTGTTAGCGGCATTGCGAATATAGATACCCTTCAAGCGTTCTACCATTTCGCGGATGGCCTTCGCGCTCGCTTCGTCGCTGCCGTTGTCAATGATGATGACTTGCGCGCCTTGCACCACGCTTTCATAGCCGGGGATTAGCTCCGGATGGTTGAGCCAGGGGGTGATAATGGTTATCATCTTGCCCACCCCTGAAACGATACCAGTGTATCCAGTACAATCGCTTTGACAGCTTGCGCTAATGCGTCCACATCCCCACTGACGGCGTGAAACTCGCCGCGTATAGCCTTGATCTGTTTCAGACTTTCAACGTCTGCCAATATCTCAAACTCCGCGCCTTCACAGTCAATCTTTAGCAGGTCAGCCGGAGTACCGTTTAACATCGCTTTCAGTGTAGTAGAGCCAACCGTCACGCCATGCGTGCCGTAGATGTTGTGGCCGCCACTGTTGCCGCCTGGGTTCACTTCGCTGATAACCACATCGCGCCCGTCACCCGTTGCCGCTAAGTTATGCGCCGTCACCAGCCTATCCAGCCCGTTGGCTTTCAGGTTGGCAACCAGCCGCTTGTAGTTATGCGGGTTCGGTTCGTAGGCTTGCACCTTGCACCCGTAGGTTTTCGCAAGATACATGCTCACGATCCCGACGTGCGCGCCAATGTCAATCACGCGTGAGTTTTCGTCAAGCTCCAGATTGTCCAGGTGATAATCCCGCTCGATCTCACGCAAGATGATCCATTCCACCCCGTCGGGTTCTGTGAAGGTCAGCCCGGTCTTATTGGCAAACCCGCCTTCTACAATCCGCCTGTTACCGCTGCGATGCTCAATCAATTCAGCCCCACACGCAACACAAGGCATACTGATGCTGCCATCTGGATTGAATAACCCCGTTAGTAACCAGCTATGCGTATGCGCCGGAGCCGGGGCGGTGTGCGTGCCTTCGATCTTGGCGGCGATCTTCTCAAGGACAGGCTTCCAGTATTTCTCTGTCACCTTATCCGCGTCATACGCCAGCGCCCCATCCCGCGCCCGCTTGCGATAATCCTCGTTACCCTTCATGCGGTAAGACGCTTCAAGCGCATCTACAATCGCGCCCACACGTGGATAAAACTGATATGTTCCAAGCGGGAGATAGAACGGGTGCGCTTCTGATTTGGGTATCTTCCACCCGCTGAAACACAACTCAGGCATACTTGTCCAGTCGCCCACAATCACGGGGCAGCCGCACGCCTGCGCTTCTACAATCGGGATACCAAACCCTTCGCCGGATGAGGCCAGCAGGTGAACGTCAAGCGCGCTGTATAGTGTCGCCATTTGCCCGTCGCCTACCCCGCCAATCATGGTTGCCATGTAGGGGTCGCTGATTAGCACGTCCGTTCCGGATTTCAAGCCAACCTGGTCAATGAACTCGAACAGGTTTACGCCGCCATTGGATTGTGTAGGATTGGTGTGTAAGTAAAGCACGGTATCACTATGCTTGCGGTGAAACTCAGCAAAGGCGGTTAGCATCTCAGGCCATGCTTTACGAGGCGGCGACCCTTTGTTAGCGCCCACAATCCCAACGATAAACTTGTCCTGCGGGAAGTGAACCGCGTCACGGCTGGCAGCCTGGGGGAGGGGGCGGAATACTTTGGTATCTACCCCGTGCGGTACGTAGTGAACATCAATGCCTGCGTCATTCATCATCTTGACGGCAAACTTGCTATAAACGATGCGCTGATAGGCTTGCGTCACTGCGCGGATAACGGGAGGGGCGGCGGGTTCACTATCCACCGGGAACCACGGAACCCAGCGCATTGCTGGCGGCCATTGCTCAGGGTGATAAACCCATGCGTCAATCAGGGTGATCGCTAAATCGGCATTGATGGCTTCATAGTGCTTTGGCAGAATATCCCCGCCGTATGGCTCGCCGCCACGCGGTAGAATACGCATCCCGTTCCAGTCAAGAATGCCGCCTTCTAAGCCGTAGAAAGCGGACATCGTTACGTCATGCCCTAAATCACGTATTCGATTGGTAAAGAGCCGTGTCTGATTTCCGTATCCGGTTGCAGCCCAGGGTGCGTTAGAGTGCCATAAAATTCTCAATTCCTGCTCCTTTCAGGTTTTGAGAACGGGCGCGGCGAGGAGGAGTAGGCTACTAGTAAAGCCCACCGCGCCCGTTACTCACAAAACTACTTGCCCATGATGTAGGCAATGGACACAAACGAACCCGCCGGAACAGTACCGGAGGTCTGGTCGTATCCAATCCACTCACCAGCCGCCACGTAAGCGTCGCTGATGGTCAGGGCAGCCGGAATAACTGCCGATTCGGTGACAGTCCCCGCGAAAGCGCCAATCGTGCCGCTGATAGCGGGCGTGCCAGCATCGGTCATGGTAAGCAGCAAGCCGCCCACCGCTGTGCCAGCGTTGATGAAGTCAGCGGATAAAACCGTGCATCCGCCGCCGCCAGTCTCAAAGTGGACTAACGGGATTTGGGTTGCGCCGGTCAGTACAACCGGAGCGGTTACAACATGAACGTCGAATTGGTTAGCCATTGCTCATTGCTCCTTAGCTGGTGGGTGCGGTTGCGTCGAAGTACATCTCGATACCGCGATCAGGCCGCCAGATACCATGAGCGTACACAGCGGACATATTCAGCTCAACGCCGCGCCGTGATTCGTCACGTTCTGCGCGCACGCGCACGGGTCGCCGCCAGTCAATCGCCAGGGCAACACGCGGGAACACGCCGCCGGTGAAGTCAGTTCCGTCCAGTCCGCCAAACACCTTGTAGATGGGCACGCCCATGAACATGGCGACAGCGCCCTGGCGGGTGATTTCCTCGGTGAACTGCGGGGCTTGTGCCAGCGATGAACCGGCGACAGATGCAGCCTTCGCAAGTACCGCCCACTGGTATTCGTGGATCACGGCTGCCAGAGGAACAGAATTGGACTTGTTCACATAGCGCGCCTGGGCGATAGCTGCGGACAGATAGCCCCAGGTGATAGCCGTACCGGATGCGCCGATTGAGCCGCCGGTCAGGGAGGCCATGTCGCCAATCAGGTCGGTTTCAATCTTGTCGGCAGCAGCAAAGCCAAGCTCGCGGGCTGCATCGGTCAAGATGTTCTCCGGCGCTTCACTTTCGGCGCGCAGGTCAGTGATGAAGAACTGCAAGCCGATTTCAGCGGGGGTCAGGGTTTGGTCAGCGGAGGGTGCAAATGCACGCGAAGTCAGGTCGTCGCTTTCGCCAATCGCTGCGGCAGTTCCAGCGTTGTACTTGTAACCAACGCGGGGGTTTCCGCCGGACAGGTCAGAAAAGACGGTGATAAGGCGCTGCATCTGAGCCACTTCACGAACCACGAAAATAGCATCGTCTTGCACATCCTGTGCAATCGTGCCGAGGTCTGAGTAAAGGTTCAGTTGTGCCATTGTCTAGTCTCCAAAGTTAGCGCAAGCCTAAACGGATGCGCTTCTGGTCGGGTGTTTCGCCGCTTGCTCCACCGCCAGGGTTGGTCGGGTTTACGTGCGGCGCTTGTGGCTTCGGTAGCAGCTCGGCCAGCGCCTTCGCATCGGCTTCCAGTTCTTCGAGCGTCTCGCCCTTCAAACGGGATGCCAGTTCAGGCGGCAGGTTATGTTTTGTGGCTGCGTCACGTTGTAGCATGGAGACGCGGGCGCGGTTTAGTTCGGCTTCCAGTTCAGCGGCTTTCTTGCGTAGCTTGTCCGTCTCGGATAGCTCCGCTTCTTCCTTCGCCTTCCGTTCCGCTTCGGCGGCTTCCGCTGCCTTGCGATACTTTGCGGCTTCGCTGTTGGCTTTCTTTAGCGCGGTTTCCATGTCCTTGATACGATCCTCTGCACTCTTGCCCGTCTCAGGCTGGTGCGTCTGGTTCGTTTGTTCAGTCACCGTCTCGGTAGGCTGTTCCATGACCGTCTCGGTCTGCTGTTCCATGATTTCTCCCTTTCGTTGGTAAATAAAAAACGCCCGCTCATGCTCCTGATCTCTCAGAAACACAAGCGGGCGTTTTCACGGCAGCTCGTAAGCGTAATGCGCGGCTTTCGCGGGGCAGTTACGCCTATTAAGTTATAGAACTATTGTACCAGAATAAATGTACTAACGCAACAGTCAATCCCCATCTGCTAGGGTAGGGGAGTAGGAGACTGTAATCTGCGTATCACCAGACGTGATATTTTCAGGCTTCAGGTATTTCTTTTCGATAGCCTGACAGATCATCAATAGCGCACGCCGCACAATCAGCCAAAATTCCCGATCCGATAACATAGCAGGGGGGTTCAATCGCCTCCTAATGTTCTTTGCTTTTGATAACTATTATCAAGAGCATAGTTATTACATCGTTTTCATGTAAACGTAAACAAAAATACCAAACGAAACGAAAAATGCCAGCGTCAAGGGTATATCAATCCACCAGTAGCGCACACTACACGCCATAGATAGAAACCCAAATAAATATACCAATCCTCCGCAGGCATATAACATTTTTTCTTTATTCAAGATTATCTCCTCATTTCCTCACAGGCGGTTCTGCGCCCAATAGCTTCCACAGCGGTTCGCGCACGCGCATATCACCATAAACTTTATCGGTGTGCGTGCCCGCCAAGTCGCTGAACTTATACGCGCCGCCTTTCCATGCGTCATAATATTGGCCGCCCAATAACGCCCGCTGTTTCGCTTCTGGCTGCTTGCTAAACCATTCTTCGCCCGTCTCTGTGATTGCCGGCGGGAAGATTGTCGTTACGGGTATCATCGCACAGCGGCAGTTGTGATGCCCGTTCAGACGTTCATCCAGCTTATGCAACGTGCCGTGCATCGCCAGACACGCCGGACAGGTCAGGCCGTCCAGCGTAGCGCCCCATATCCAGCCGCTAACCGCGTTCTGATTGACAGAATAGCTCGCCCTGTTCGCCTCGCGGTAGGAATACAATTGGACTGTCCGCACCATCCTCAAAGCGTCGGTAAGCCCGCGCCCGTATGCGTCACCAAACGCCCTGGCGATCTTCTTCGGGTTATAGCCCAGCGTCACGCCCTCTAGTAGCTTCTCAATCACGTAATCGGACGTTGCCCCGGCCAACTCCCCCACCCGCTTGTATAACTCCCCCTCCGGTGACAGAAAGCCCAGCAGGGCGATAATCGCATCCTGGTTGAGCCGATTGAAGCCGGGTAGGATGACAGGCTGCCCGGTCAAGGCTGCCCCAACCATGCGCGCCGCGTCCTTCTCCCCCATTGCTACGTTCAGCGCGCCTTGCTCTTGCAATAGGTCACGCGTGATTGCCTGGATACCCGTCAATTCTTCGACCATCTGTTCTTGTAACGCCTTCCACTGCATCATGCGGGCAACCTGCGCTCGTGTGGGGGCATCCGTGCCAATGCGCTCCGCTAACGCCTGGGCGAGTGCGTCAAGGCGCTTGTAGGATCGCCCGTACACGTCAATCAGCCGCTTTAGTGCGGCTTCGTCCTGGCGCTCCATTGCGGCGCGGAATTGGTCAACGATGGTCAGTAAGTCTGGCATTAGTTACCATCCTAAATGAATCTCTTGCGCTAATTCGTAATCCGTATAATGCCTGTATTGATTGTTGCAAACATTGACCATATCGGCAATATCTGCAACTGTAGCCCACGAAGAACAATCCATACATATCGCAACCATTCGGTTTACCCCCCCATCAGTTCCCCTGATCGTTACGTGGGAGATATTATGCCTAGAGCCGCACAAGATACACGATCTAATCTTGTACTCAATGCGTTGCATCCTAAATATTTCTCTGCTGGCATTTATCGGTAGTTTAGGCATTATTGCCCGCCCGTGAAGTTCCTTAGCAGCATCGCGCCAATGTTATTCTCACCAGCGTTGGCCGCCTCAGTCTCGCCCGTCATGCGCTCCTGTTCAGCCTCCCAATCGTAGCCGCGTAACCCTGCCGCGGTTTGCTTGCTGAGTAACCCTATCTCAATGTCGGCGCGGATAGCGTTGATTTGTTCAGTCTCATTGGTGGGCAGCGCATCATCCCAGACAATCTCGCCGGGGTCGCCTTCCATGCCGTTCAGGATTAGCAGCCGGCGATTGATTTCCAGTAACGCAGCGCCGTATAACCGCCGCTTGCTTTCGAGCTTGCTCAGTGCATCGGCATACAGAACACGCAGGCCAAAGTTCGTTAGCGCGCCCAGCTTATCTGCTACGCTGGACAGGTCAACCGTCTGGGTGATGTCAAACAGCGATTGCCGCAAGGTCATCAAGAATTGCTGGCTTGACGCTAAGTCGCCCAGCGCGTCCATCTGCCTGATTTCGCTATCCGTGCCGTTGAAGTTCGGCATTTCGTCTGGACCCAGGGCAATGGTGTCCTTTATCCCCAGATTGCGCCCGTATCGCTGTGGGTGTGCGTACAGCCGGATTAGCTTGCTGATGTTCGAGGCGACAAAGTTGGCACGATCCTGAATGGCGATGACATCATCCGTCACGTCTGGCGCGCCGTACACGTTCACCGGGTCGGGTAGGTTCTGCCAGTGGATCATCGGCGCAAAGTCGTAATCCCAACGCTCCTGGCTGACCAACGTCCAGCGGTTGCTTGTGTTGTGCGATGAGACGTAATCCCGTATCCACCACACGCCGCCTCCCGTGACTGAGCCGTCCTTCTCCACCTGGCCGTCGTCGCGCTCAATCTCTTGCTTGTGCGCTTCGTCGCGCCCGTCCAGCCCGGTTATCACGTATTCGATGCGATAGCGTAGCACATCTTCAATGTCATCTGGACGGGTGTCCATAGTGACCAGCGCGGGGTCAAGCGCCACAAGGCGCGGGTATAACTTGTCGCCATAAACCTTGCCGTCTGGCACGATCTTGGCGTAGCACGTACCTTGCTCGCCGCCCAGGATAGCGACCTTCTGAAGCCAGATTTCCTTGTTATTCGCCGCCCAGACCGCCGCGATATACTCATCCTCTGGCGTGGCGCCTTCGCCGGGTAGGTCAAACTCCACGCCCTTGCCGAACAGCATCGTGACCGACCTATCCACCACGAGGCCGGTAAAGTTCAGCGTAACGTTGTCGTCGTGCTGATTGGCGCGCACTCGCAACTGCCGGCGCTGGTTACCATTTCGGTAATTGCGGTAGCGTTCCGCCTCCGTCAATCGCTCCATCGCTGCCGTGCTGAATAGCGGCTCAAAAAACCATGTTCGTATTCTCTCAAAGATGTTTGCCATGTTTTACCTCGTTACCACCCCGCGAATGGATCACTTACCACCGTTATGTATGCCTCTAAACTGTCATCTTCCAGCGCATATCTCAGCGCGTCCATGATGTGATTGTTCTTATCCACCGGCTGCCGGATAGCGTTGCCGTCTCTGTCCTCTTTCCACTTATACTGGCTCAATTCGTTTTGCGTGTTCACACACTTTTTATCTACAATGATGATCTGCTGCTGTAACCATTGAACGCCGAAATTGACGCTATCCTTGCCCTTCTTGGCGGGTATCACATTCATACCCTCGCGGCGTAACTCTGCAATCGACTTTGGCTCTGCGCTATCCGCCGTGATAACGTCCGCTCCGCATATCCGTTTCAATTCCACCGCCAGCATGTCGTTTGTCAGCCCTCTTTCGTACAGCTCATCGAATATATAAATTGTCTTGTGCTTCCTGTCGTAGTGAGACCTGGATAAGGCCGCGGGGTCTGAGGAGAAACCGAAGTCAAGCCCATTGCGACGGTTGACGAACTGGTCCCGCATTGCGGATAAGTCCTCAACTCGCCAATTGGTAAAGATGACGTTGCCGAGTATTCCCCATTTACCGAGCGTGTAAACGTCGTAATAATATTTGTCTGTCTCATTCTCTAAATCCTTCCGGTCATCTTCCGTCAGGAAGCGGTTGTCCTTGTACGTTGTCTTGAGTATGCTCAGGTCGCCGCTTGTGTATTCTGTCTGGTCGTCCGCCCATCCTATCTGGCTAAAGTATTCGTCGTAAATCCAATGGCTTTTTAGAATAGGATTGAATGATAGCGTCAGCCGTTTCGGTGTGTGTGCGTCGCCGCCGCGCTGCCGTTTGATGAGCTGCTTCACGGATGGGCGCTCCACTTCCGTAGCTTCCTCAATCCACAAATCAGTCCATGCGCCCTTAGCGGGTCGGATTGACTTCAGCTTTTCCACGTCATCCAATCCCACAAAGGCGAATTGATACCCGCTTGTGTGGAAGATTGTCATGTCGGATTTATTTACCCTGAATTGGTCTTGTAATCCAAACATATCAATAGCGTTTTGTACTTCCAGAAAAGCGGACTGGCGAAGCGTGCGCCCTACCTGCCGGCAGACTAGATAATTGCGCTTGCTGTGCGCCACATCGAACACGGCGCGCTGTGCGATAAATACGCTCTTGCCGCTGGATGATCCGCCGTAGAATATCTGGATGCGTGAATAATTTGTAAGGTACGGTAGATAAACCGTGTTTATCTTGTCGGTGTCATTCGTAGATAGCTCTTGCGCTTTGCCGCCAAAACTGAAATGTCCAGTATCTATCTTCGGGTATCTAATCCTCTGCCTGGGCATTGAACGCTTCCATTAGCCGGATAGCCTTATCGGTCATCACGCCATGCAGTACCGCCACGTCTGCCGCGTTCTGTCTCATTAACCACGATTCGTTTTTGAACATCTCCGCTTGCGCCGCAAGTGCTTCAAGGTTGGTGTGTAGGTAGTTAAGCAGCAGCTCCCCAACATCTTTTTTTTGGGTCGCATCTTGCACACCTATGCCGCGATTCTTCCAACTTGATACCGTTCCCTTTGGTATGTTGTACTCGCGCGCAACTTGCCCGATTGACTGACCAGCCAATAAAGCCGCCATCGCTGCCGCTTTGGTATCATCGCTGTAAGTGTTGTAATTGCTCATTTCAACCTGCCGCCGTAAACTGTTTCAATATCCGCTGTCTCTGCCACGCCTGCCTCAAACCTCAGCGGTATCTCCTCGCGCTTGCACTCCATCAACATAGCCGCCTGCGGTATCGCCGTCTCTGGTAAGTCAAGCGTTATTCGCAGTCCGCCGTCTGCAAGCGTTTGCACCTTATACACCACCGCGCTGAACGTTATCCTTGCGTCCTTTGCGTTGCTCGCGCTTGCCTTCTCTCTTGGCATATCTTCGCCGCCTCCACACTTTCACCGTCTTTGCCATCATTCTCGACCAACTCCACAATACCGGCTGGTCGCTGCGTAGCTGGTCACGGGGTGCGGTCATAGGTAAGGTGTCAGTATCGCCGCCCATAATCCAGCTAAAACTGAATGGGCAGCCACGCTGTAATGAATATGATCGGCAGCCGATAGATAGGTTGCGCCCGCGTCGCCGTTCTCTGCCCAAACCTCATCATCAGGACCGTCATATACGCCAGTCGCGTAACTGGCAACAATATCGTCAATGTACCCGTTGATAATTCCGCTGTTTGTGATCGTCTGTGCGCTGTCTGCCCGGTAGATGCGTTGGCAGAAAATCGGCACTCCCGGCCACTTTGCCTGACATGCGGCAATCACAGCGTGGTAATCGGCTTTGAAGATCGCCTCGGCTGTAATCGTGGCGGCCCGCGCATCATTCGTGCCCATATTGATCAGGACAAATTCAGGCGTGTCGGTTTCGGCGGCAAGGTTGGCGTTTATAAAGTCTTTCGCATCGGTAATGTCATACCCGCCAATGGCGTACCTGCGCGGGCCATCCGTCCAGTAATCGCCCGTCGCGGTGTTGAGCGCGTTTTGCAGATACCCCGGCCAGAAGTTCGCGCCAGTGGATTTCGAATCGCCAATGATGAAGAACTTCCTTGCGCTCGGGAATATCTTGTTGAAGATAGATTTCAATTGTGCCGCTGTAACGACCTTATTGCTCAACCCAAAATGACCGATGTTGCCCGCCCACTTTGAAGCGGAGGCTGTGGAATACGCGCCAATGCGGGTGTAGTTAGAAAGCAAAGTGCCAACCGTAGCCACAGCCTGACTGCCCAATGCCACCACGTTCAAGTTGCCATTGGTGATGGTTTGCAGTACTCCGGTGGTGGTATCCCAGGTAACGCCAATCAGGGCGGGTGAAGTCATGCCGCCTACATCAAAATAGGTATTGGAAGTCCTGTACGCCATGAGCGTGTTCGCACTGGATTTCATGAGATAATTCGTCGCGCCCGTACAACTGAAGTAGCATACGTTCCGTTGGGTTGCGTCCGTTTCCCAGGTTGCAACATCGGGCACTCGCATCACCGCCACGATTGAGCCTTTGTTGTATGGGAAGGCATCGCGGAACGCGGTTGTATACATCGTGCCCTCACCGGTTCCGTCAAACGTTGGAATGCTGTCTCCGTTTGGTAAGGCGTAATTGGCGCGGGTGACCCCGCCCGCCGACCACGTGACATTGAAACCGTTCTTATGATCAATGGCGTTGCCAGCTTCCTCGGTCATCGGCCAGTACGCCACATCGAACAGGTAAAGCATCGCCTCCTCGAGCGTCATTGCGTCGAGATCAACCGCCCCTCCCCCCATCAGCACCGGCAAATATCTTCGCAACATACTTTTTCGCATCACACGCTCCTATCCCACTTGCCCATGTCGCAATCTTCCCAATCTGCCACGATGCGGGCGCTGTACCACTTATCGCCGTTCTCCGCGTCCCAGCCGGAGACGGATAGCACCGCAAGCGCGGCAGGCATCAACTCCCTGACTGGATCACCATCCCAGGGTGTCTTTACTACCCATACCCATTCGCCGTGTTCGCTCATAGTTAGTTATGCCAGCCCCGCCCGTCGTGCATCCCGCTTGTGTCGCCATGACACTAGCGCCCTCTGGCGTTTCCTATCCGTCACAATCCTTGTGTCTGCTATCATTACTTGCTCATGTCACCACGTCTTCATCACGTCAGCAGCCCACACATACAGTTCTTCGCCGTCGCGCCCAAATCGACCGACTAATTTGTAGCAATACACATTGCCATCCCCGCGCACCCTGGTCTTGTAAACCTCTAGCAAGGGTGTATCTTTTTTGAAGAACTGAATGCGCTCGGCTACCGGCCTGCTATCTCCAGGGTAGATCTGGAAGATCGGTATGCCGCCTTCTTTCATGCGGTACACAAATCGGGCATTAGTTTTATCTACCTTGAGCTGCACGTAGTATCTCTGCGCGGGAGGCGCGGGCGGTGTGGGTGGTTCTACCGGATTCTGCGCCATGTCATGTAGGTATTGCAGAATGATCCCCTGGTTGCTGATAATCACGCCCTGGTTGGTTAGGATGTCGTCTAACTTCTGTTCGATTGCCATTTCATCTTCCTCACTTTCTTCCATTCCGAAATAGGCGCGGGCTTCTTGCTCGCTCATCTGAAATTCTGAGTAATCGTTTGTCTCATCGGGTACGCCTGGGATAGCGTGCTTCCAGTCTTTCTGCCACGCAATGAAGTCATCCCACAAGCGCGGTAAGTAGGGCGCTGGATTGGTATTCATTCCCCCGCCTGCGCCTGGATTGGCTACAAACAATGGCAATCCAAAATTGCTCAATAGATAGGTGTTGCCGAATGATGCGTTGGTATAGAACAATACCCGCCCTGGGTACATCTGGCTAAAACGCTCTGCATGAAAGCGGTTGCACGCTGTAACCCGGATGGGTGTCTGGTCGCGGTGTAACTCAGCGTCAATCACTACGCCGTCAGGTACGCGCCCGTCTAACGCCTGGATAAACTTATCCACCTGCAAGTTGTCTGGATACTCTGGCGCGGTAACGTGGTAAGGGGCTTCGATAAAGCCAGCCGCCCGCCCCGCGTCAAAGTCACGCCGAAACCAGGGGTCAATGTAGTAACTCCCTACGGATGCGCGAGGGCTGTGGATACGGTAGCCATCAGCATACGCCTGAGCAAAGTCAATCGGCTCATCGTTGGGATGGTTCCAGCGGCTGGTGTCAAACGCTTTGGTTATCGTCATCTTCGCTCCCGATAGTTAGCTTTATCCTTACGTCCAGTTCCGATTGTCAATACTTTTCGTTACCGCCGTAAACATTTGCCTAATTGTTTTCACTGTCTGCCTCGGATGCGTCAACCCATTCGATAGTAACCTTCGGTATCTTGTCTCCGTTCAGTTCAAACGCAATGGCATCTTCCTGAGATATGTAGGATATGTGCCGGATAATTCCTTCCTCAACCATCTTGTTTACTGCCTCTACGCATAGCTCGTGCAAATCCATTGTTACTCCCAGTTAATTACCCTATCGGTTTACAAATAAGGTGTAAATATGTAAAGTCCTTATTTACACTTTGTATCGGATAATGGGTACTCAATGCCTATTTACCGATACGGTGTGCAAATTGTTTGCTCTAAGCTAACTTTTTGCGCCACCATGCTTTATTCGACTTGTCCAGCACTTTCTCGAATACGCCATTAGCGCACAGTCGTTCTAGTCGCTTGCCTGCAAATGTCGGGCTTACTCCCATGGCGTCTGCTATCTCCCGCGTCTGCCGCCAGCCTTCGGAGTAGTAATCCGGCTCGCTCAGGTAGGCTACAATCTCGGCGGTGATTTCGTCAATCGTCACGCTGTCTGCGCCCATACTCTCCCTGCTTTCGGTTCTCTGCTGAACTTGTGTACTTCCGCTTGCCCGTTCTCGCACAGGATCACCAGCCCGCCAACGTTAGAACGGCTGTTCTCTGCGCCGATCCGGTACGCAAACTCGGTCATTAATGACCATGACGGCATACAGATTGCCCGCGTCTTGAAATTGTCGTAACTGTCCGCCGTGCGGTGGTTGTGGCTGCGAATGACAAAGTGTGGCGGTGGGGCATCCATCTCAAGGTATCGCGATCTGGTAAGGTACGCTATCTTGTTGGCGGCGTTCTTCTCAGTCCAAGGCAGGCTCGGCATACTGGCATGGTGCGCTATGTCCAGCCTCACGCGGTCAGCCGTCAAGCGCAGGTGGTAATGCGAGTACACGCCCTTCGATGCGGGTACGGTGTGATCGTAGTCTGCCGCTATCGCTTCCTCCAACCAGCCCGATTTACCAGTATGCGCCATCGTTCCGCGAATTACATACAGGCTATCTGTCCATAACATCAGCGGGTCAAGCGTCTCTCGAATAATGGATTGGATAGTCGCCTTGTTAGCGGTGACGATCTGATTGCTACGGCGTTTGGTATCCAGTTCGCCCAGGTCGCCGTTCAGTATCGCTACCCGCTTGTATCCTGCTGTCAATTTCTGCGCCCAGTCGTTGAACTCAAGCCATGATTTCCATAGCCATCGCTGACCGGGAGATGATGAATAGCTGCCGCCATCGTCAAGGTTGATGCGCGGCACACTCAGACCAACTGTGCTGTTAATGTGTTGGTCTGATGTCACTATGATTGCAGTTTTCAAGGTGCGATAAGCTCCACGGTGTGCGTGATGATCGACCAGATTAGCGCAATGATCGACACACCCAACACGCCCGCCAGCCACGTCAATATTTTATTCGTGTAAATCAGCGGGTGGATTGAGTCCGTCAGCTTCTTCATGGATGCCTCTAACGCGTCCATTCTCGCCTTCAATTCGTCAATCCGCTTATGGGCTTCGTCGGTACGCCCTACAACTTTCTCGTGTGCGCCTGCGTACTCGTTGGCAAATCTGCTGAAGTCGTTGGCGTTACACTTTACATCGCCGGCAATCTCGCCGACTTCCTTGAGTACGTTGTTTATCTTTTCCAATAGGACAGCGTTGCTAATCTGCGGTGTCGGCATAGATACCTCACGCGACGGGATTTTCTGTATCACCCTGGGCGGAGGTGTTGAATTGTTTCTGTAACAAATACTTAGACACAAATGCGTGCAGGTAGTTAGCGCCACGCCCGATAATCAGGCCGGTGAACGCAAAGCCAACTGGTGTCGGGTCGCTGCCGATCAGCGCCAGCAGGTCGAGCTTGTAGTAGTACGCCAGGAATACCCCGACAATGGCGGCGATATACATCAGCGTCCAGCGCCATGGCTTCAACGCCTCGAAGTGATCCACCGCTTGACCGAACAGGTATTCGACCATTGACTCGGTTAGGAACGCAAGCGCAAGCGCCAACAACATGATTTGCAAGTTATCCATGTGACCTCCCTTACCAGACAAACAAAAAACGACGACCATATAATAGGTCGCCGTTTCCCATATCCCGCCCCAGCGGAGGCGGGCGCGTAGCAGATATTCGGTTGTATCTATTTTAGCACAGATTTGCTAAACTGTTCCTATCAATCTTTATTTCGTTCTTCAGCCTTCTTAACGAGTATCAAATCTAGTCCGTCCGTTGTGTGCTTTACAGCCATGACAGCGAATTGCGCGACTGTCCTTGCGTCTATCTTTGCCGCCAACATCACTAGAAAAGCCGCCAATACTTTTCGCATATTATCCTCCTTCAATTCTCCGCATCGCCGGATGCTCCCGCTCCCAATGCCACGCCTGCGGCTTCCCGCACCTGGGGCAGCGTATCTCAGCGTCGCCGCGAATAATCGCCACTATCTCCCCGTCACGCTCAACCGTCAGCCGCGTGGGGTCGAAGTGGATTGTGCCCATGCGCGCCATGCAGCCCTCGCCGTGTGTGTCGGTTACACAGTGCCAGACGACGGTCTTAGTTACCGGATTGGTAACGTATTCTGCTTTGAGTTCAGTCATTGCTATGCGCCTCCATGTATTCTCCCCTCGGTGTGTATGTTATGTACCATTCCAGCCCGTCGAATATCGGGACGCTGGTGACGTAGCCGCGCTTCTGCCAATAGCCCATGAGTTCAGCGGCGTGGCTGTATGATGTGCAATGGATGGTGGTCATAGCTCCTCCCAATTGTCGTCGTCTCTCATCTCGCGCAGTACCGGATTGCCTTCAACGTGCGCAGCTATCTCGGCTTTCAAGCGGGCGATTTCAGCGTTAGCATCGGCAAGCTGGTGGCTCATCTGGTGATAATGCTCTCGCATCGCATCAACCTGTGATCGCAGACCATCCTCAATCGGGCGGGTGTTCCAGTATGCAACAGCCTCCGCCTCGGTATCTAGCCACCAATCAGGAGAATAGTCACAGTCACAGCACTCGAAGCGAAAGGGTTTCCCGTTATCGCCAAATGCTTCTAGCCTAATATCGCTACCCCCACAAAACGGACACGCTTTCAATTCGTCGCTCATCCTTCAGCCCTCCTATCTGACAATCTTTAGCTTGATATTCGGATACCGCCGCGCCATCAGTTCAGCCTTCAGCCGAAACACGGCAGTCTCTACACCCTTCACGTCCTCGCAGATAACGCGCCCATTCTGGACATACTCGAAGTCACCGATATAAGTTATGGAGCGGTGTTTCTTTCCGTCCGCATCGGTAAACTTTGGCTCTAACTCATAGCGTGGATGCACTTTCAATTCGTCAATCTCGTTGGCGCGCCACAGCAAGCGCAACTCTCGATAGCGCCGTTCCTCGGCTAGGCTATCGAATGTGATGCCGTCAATGGTGATGCGCTTATTGTTGTATTTGCTCATCCCATCACCGCCCTTGCAATCAATAACGCCGCCGCTATCAACACGGCGATTAGCAGGAACGTCTGCAATATGTCAAACAGGTCTTTCAAGATAGCACCTCGAATTGTAAATAGCGCCCTGCCACCGTCACGCGCGCCTCACGCCCCGTAGCAGGGTTCAGGAATTTGCAGCCCACCGCAAACGGGTATTCTGCGTTCCGGCGGTAGGGGATGGCGTAATACTTCTGGCTGCCAGGTTTGCCCGTGCAGCGGTAAATCTCCTCAAGCGTGAATGACGGTTCAGGATTGCCCCATTCGTCGCGCAGTGCCCCGCGCGGGTCGTAGGTCAGCCGCCATGTGTTACTGCCGCCGTCGGTCATGTCGCCCGTGCGCTTCTTGTGATACTGGCGCAGGTAGGCTATCTTGTGCAGCCGCTTGCACTCAGCGCAGCGGACTTGCGACTTGACGGCGCGGTGCGCGGAGAACTCCACGCCACAGTCCAGGCAGATGCGCGTCTCGTAGTGTTCGGGCGTGGTGCAGTCGGTCATAGCGGCATCTCTATTTGCTTTCCGGTATCCAGTCTTACGCATGTGATACGCTCGTCCAGGCACTTGCCAGTCACGCGATCAAAGTCGTATGTATATGTTTCGCTTGGGAATTGGTGGCGGCGGAATTTGCAAGTAATAACGTTTGGCGTTATCTTTACAGCATCCACCATCCAGCTTTCGCCCTCAAGCGTTCCAAATCCGACAAGTCTAACGGTGGTCATCTCTTCCCCTCCAATTCATCGACGCGATCTTGTAACCCAGACGCATACACGTACAGCGGCTCAACCGTTCCGCGCCGGAATATCTGCTGTTTGGAATTTAGCTTCTCTTGGACGTGGCGCATTATTCCGCGCGGTACTCGGTTGGGATTTACAAGACGCACACATTGACTACGGACTACATCAAGTACAATCTGGGGTTCACATTGCAAACTATCTGCAATCCGTTTGATTTGCACCACAAGACTGTCTCGCTCGTCGGTGATTTGCTCGATGCTAACAAACAATTTCCTGCGCGCCTCTTCGAGGTCGCGCTCTGCGCCGTGAACGCTCTCGCCCCACTCGTGGGCATTGGTTACGTCTTGCGCGGCTCTAATCAATTCGTCAATCAATTCTTCAAAATCAACGTTTATCATTTCTGCTCCCTCGCTCATGCCAGCACATCCTCCGTCTCTCGCAACGCTTTCAGCGCGTCGCGCACGTCCTGGATAATCACGCCAGCCAGCCCAGGCCACCACGTCAGGTCACGCGCCATGTTACGCAGCAGGATGTCGGCCTCGGCTTGCTTCCACGCGGGCAGGTCGGCTATCTTGTATTCGGCGCGCAGGTCGGTGGGGGCGGTCATGGTTGCACGTCCATTCATGATGCCCTCGGTAGCAATAAGATATTTATTTCCGCCCGAATGTCGTCGTTAATCCTGGCTATTCTTTCTATCTCGGCAACCAGTTCGTTCTCGCGCGGCCTTTTGTTCCACGCGGCAACCGCCTTTTCTACGCTATCCTCGGAAGATGACGACGCGTTGCACTCATCACAAACCACCATGAAATCCCCGATAATATACGCGGGTATAACGCTTACGCCGGCACAATTACAAAACGGGCACGGCATCGGGGTTATCTTTTTGATTCGCTCCCTCTCTATTGCCCGCTTCTTTGCCGGAGTAATAAAATTCGCTTTGCTCATTTCGCCTCCCTCGCTATCTCAATCCACGCAGGCAGGTGTTCGTCCATCCATGCGCGCAGTTCCCGCCCGGCGGGTGTGATCCCGTTAGCATCATGGGCGTACAGACCCATCACCCATACCTCCCAGGCGTTCACCCACTGCTCAACCACGTTGTATTTGGCGATTGACGGCGGGTGCATCCCCGGCCAACCGCTTCCCGCGCGTGTGTCAAGTTTGTTTCTGTCCAGCCACAATTGCTTGGTTGGCCTGTTACGGGCACGCACGCTGAACAGATGCCCTAACTCATGCACCACTAACGGCAGTCTAATAACCTCGTTAGACTGGAATCTGATACCGCCCCATAAAGCAAGTGCATGTGTCGTCAGTGACGGGGTAAATCGCATGTAGGTCGGACCGAACACGGCACTGAAATTTTCCGACGCGCTCAGTCCAGTAAACTCTCCAAGTTTGCACCCGATTATCTCGGCGGCAATTTCGATGGTGACGCAGCTTGCGTCTTCCCACAAATTCTGCTGCTCGAACGTGATGTTATAGTCAATCATTGCGCGCCGCCTTCCCACTGGTAGAACGGGCAGTCTTCGGTGTGACCTTCCATGGCGTATCCGTCGCAGATTGCACATTTATCGCACAGAACACCATCGCCATGGAACTCGCCATTGATAAATTCTGCCTTACTGATAATCCCCCGCAGCCGCTCCACCTCAGCCTGCGAGGTGGCAAGCTCGGCGCGCAGGGCGTAAATATCAACATACCTGTTTGCCAATTCGGCGCGAAGGCGGTTGCAGTCCGCCGTTACTTCAGTAAGCTCGTGACTCATCTGGTGGTAATGCTCTCGCATCGCGTCAAGTTGTGAGCGCATCCCGTCCTCAATCGGGCGGGTGTTCCAGTATTGTGCGGCCTCCGCCTCGGTGTCTAGCCACCAATCGGGGGAATAGTCGCAATCATCACATTGGTAACAAAACGTATGGCTTTCTATTTCGTGCAGTAGAATATTACTGCCTCCACAATGCGGACACGCTTTCAATTCGTCGCTCATTTCGCAGCCTCCATGGATCTACCAGACGCCTTGCACTCCGGGCACGCAATTATCTTATTTGGTGTAAACGTCCAATCCTGACCCCTAACAAGATTCACAAACTCATCGTCGGACGGCGGGGCATTTCTACCCACAACTCCTATCGACAAGTCGCATGTTGGGCAATCTATCCACGCATCGGCACTCATGCCGATAGCCCATTTCATCGCGTATGACGCCTGTAACGCTACGGCGCGATTACGCTCAACGATGATGGTAAACTTCTTTGTCTTGTCTAACTTTTTTGTTATTATCATTTCGCCTCCTGCAAATCGAAGTCATACACCACCGCTGCCTCAGCATTGCGCCATTGCTCCGCGCTCCACCGCTGGCATTGCGCGCACTTCGCTACATGCTCCTGCCACGCTTCCAGCCGCGCCGCACGCTTGCGCCCGGACGGTAAGCCCTGGCGCGAGTTCCAAATTTGCTGTCCTTTCGTGCATTTGTCTGTCATTTGGCCTCCTGGTATATGTCGCCTACTCTGAAGTATTCTGGTTGCATGATTTGTCGGAACGCCCCTGTACCGCCCATTGTGTTTTTATCGACCAGCACATCAACGGTATTGGAGTATCCGTCCGGTACTTTGTCGCGGCTGAGTAGCACGACAAGATTAGCCTTGTCGGACTTCTCGCCCGCGCCGCGCATGTCGGTTCTGTCCATCTTGTCGAATGACGTTGATTTGCCTGACTTGCTCATCTGCGCTACCATCAGAACCGGAACGCCTGTGCCTTCGGCAAAGTTTTTCAACTGTTCCACGTTATCCGCTTCGCGCTGGTAGATGTTGGAGCCGAATAGCTGCAACTGGCGGCGACTGGCTGATACCTTTTCGAGATAGTCCAGTACAACCACGTCGCATTGCCCTTCCTCGTGCAGCCTGTTCAGTTCGGCGGTTGTCTTTTCCATGCTCCAACCTGGGGTGTGTAGGTATGTGATGTAACCATCCCAACTAAGCAGCCTGGGGCGCACGCTATTGATTAGCTGCTTTTGTCCAGTGTTCAAGCTGCCCTCTTTGATTGCCCTGGCAAGTATGCTGGTATGCCGCGCCGTTCTGCGTAGCATCATCAACTTGCGGTTGAGTTCGTAATGGACGAATACCACTTTGTTTTTATGCTCCGCCCAATGCTCTGCAACTGACTCAGCATAGATGGTTTTGCCCTGCCCGTCGGGAGCCGTGATAACGCCTAGCATCCCATCCTCTAGCGGGTCAATCAGCTTGCGCCATGACTGCCACGGCCATTCTAAAATCTTGCGCTCTGCTGGCGGCGTGGCGGCGATAGCCTCATAGTCTTTCACCATCGTATCAACGAGGTCAAAAGACTCAGCCCAGGTCATAATCGCGCTGGCGCTAACGTCACCACCCAGGCGGGCGAGTGTGTCGGTTATCCACTGGCGCAGGTCGGTTGGATCATCCTCTGCCATACAGCGGCGCAGGATTTCTTTTGCCATTGCTTCAAACTGTGCGAGGTCTGGGTTCATGCGGTTGCCTCTTGTATCGTTCCGTCAGGTAGTATTATTTGTCCGGTATATTTTTGCGCCGGTTGTTTGCGTTCTAATTTCTTGAAGTCGTTACGTCCCTCCGCTTCCCACCGCTTTAGTATTCCTAGTGCATACTTCCATGAGCGCTTGTTGTTGCGCGACGCCTCCCGTAAAGCATCGGCCACCCACCCCTCTGGATAATCTTGCACTGCCACTTTCAATTCTTCGGATATGCCAGCAGTCAATACGCCAATCTCCGTTTCAAACACTGCATATACAGATTCATTAACAGATTCATATACAGATGCAGATACAGCAGGTCTTACCGCCTCTTGATTTACTCGCGAGTAACTCACGACTAACTCTTGAGCGGCTGGTAAAGTACTCTTAGCTTCCCGTTCTGTCCCGGTCTGATAGTTCTTGAACTTGACGATATAAAAGTATCCGCGCCCTTCGACGGTGTAGCGCACAATCATTCCCCTATCCACCAGCCACGCTAACGTGGCCTCTATCTGCTCGTCCTTCACGTCAGAACGTAGCGGATACATTCGAGAGCGCAGCCATGCGTAGTTGTCAATCATGCGCCCCTCGCTATCGGCGGCGACAATCAGCAGGAGCCAGAACACGCGGGTAAAATCGTCCGGCATTTCAGCGAAGTCAAAGCTGTCTATTATCTTTGTGTGTAATTTACGAAACGTAGGCATCTGTTTTGCTCCACCCGTATCTCTTAGCGATCCCGAATACTGTTGCTACTGTTACCGCGCCGCTCACGTTCCCGGTATCCTTGAAGCTGCGCCACTTGTCCTGTACCTCTCTTGGCTTGCCGTCTGCCCATGCTTCCGCTAACGCCAGCCCGTCACTACCAAAGGCTGAGTGGATACCCATAAGCACCTGCACCCATTCGTCGTACGCAATTCCCCAGGAGGGGATTAGCTTCAATGCGTCTGCTACTTCCTGTTGGCTGGGTGGCACCGTGTAGTTATGCTCAGTGCGGCGCTTCTCATGGGAGCCTGTATCCTGGTAGCTGGCAATGAGTTTTTTCACCGTATCCAGCGGTAGCACGTTGCCTAGAAACTCGAAGTCACAACCTGGCGCGCCGTAGAAAAAGCGCACCGGGTCTTTGCATTGCCGATCCGCTGCGCCGAATAGCCACAATAACGATTGAGCCGCCAGGGCGTAGTTCTTCGCCTGCATGATAGGGGCGTCAAGGGTGAACAGAACGCGGGCGCGTGGCGTCTCTGGCTTGTGGCTGATGGTGGTGTGTATAAAACTGGCATACTTGCTGATGAATTTATCTTTCTCCAAATGCAGGATGGTGGACTGTTCGTCCTCGCTGTCGAAGTCAAGGGCAAGGTGCTGCCCCAGCAGGTAGTTAGCGGACGTGCGCCAATTATCCTTGTGCTGGGTGGTGATAGCCCTACCCGCGTAGATAGCGTCCATGATGGCTGTCACTTCCACCTGCGTATTCTCAAACCCGGCGTTGAACTTAGGCCAGAACGAATCACCGGGCGGTATTTTGTGATCCAACTCGTACCGACTGATCGCTAACTTTACGGTATCCATCGGCGTTCCTTTTGCTCATGTTTGGAGTTACCAGGGCGTGCCATTTGGCGTGACACGCTTTGCATAAATTTGACTTAGGCCAGCTATCGCACTCATCACCGAACAGATGACGCGGCGCCCAGTGGTGTACTTCTACGCCTGGCCTGCCGCATACCTCGCACAGCTCGACTGAATAAGTTTTCTCAACGGGTATGCTTTCGATAGACACGCCATAGGCAACAATCTTTTCATGGGCGATATTCTTTCTAGGGTTATCAATCGCGTGCCCAGCTTCACACTTCCACCAGACTTGTGACGTGCCATTGGAAACGATAGTCCGTACTAACGTCGCCTGTGTCACCCTGCCACACCTGGCGCAGTGCTTACTGGTTGTTAGCAGCATTTGCCTCCGCTTCCCTCTGCTCCCGCAAATACTGGAGATGCCGCTCCATCATTGCGTCCCCCGCCGCTGCCATGCGGCACATCGCAAACGCGAAGATGTACACCGCCAGTATCCCGATCACGCACAAGCCGCCGATTATCCAGTTCATTTCAGACCTCCACGTTAGGTTAATCCTTATGTCCGGTTCTGATTCGGATGGGGTGGGGAATTGCACCCGCTAATCTCTCGTGCCCATTTGGGCCGTATAATCGCCTGTTACGCTCCCATCCATTTTCCTGTGGAGGCGGGCGGAGTCGAACCGCCGTTCCGAATATATAGCGCAGTCGCTACAATTCGCTTACCCGTCGCCCCCGTCATACCGCCACCGCTTCCAGCTCGCGCATCTGACGCAGCACTTCGCCGGCCAGCGGTGAGCCGTCGATGGACAGCTTCGCTAAATAGAAGATAACCACGTCAAGGTCGCTGGCTATCTGCTCGCGCCCGGCCAGTTCTACCAGCCGGTCACGCTCACCGCCCAGGCTGGCGGCAAAAACTTCGTTTAGCATATTGTCTATTGATGGGTTCATACCTATATAATACACTAAATAATGTCATAATGAACACAGAATTTGTAATAAAAAGAGAGGACGAATGTCACTTTTATTATGGCGTGGAATAGTTTATTATATAGACAAGATAGCGTAATAAATTCACCTGAGAGTAGATAGCGAGGATAACAAAATGACCGAATACATCGTAACCCATACCCGCATCAATCCCAACTGGACACCAGCGCCCACCAGCCTGGTGACGAAAGCCTACCGCCTGATGCTGGCCGCGCAGCATGAATTTGACCTATTCGAGGATGCCTGCCAGCGTGGTGAGTACGGCGACGATTACGAAAGCGTTGCTTACACCCAGGACCGTGACCGGCTCGGCGGCGCATATCAAGACGCAATCGCCCGCTATGAGATTGTCCGCCAGGGGCTTGAGTGTGGGTGTGTGATGGATCAGCACTGCGCGATCTGCGACGCGGTAGCGCATGTGACATTTGTTGAGGAGGAATAAGATGACAAACGAAATTGTAGTATCCGACCCGAACTTTCTTGCACCTGCGGCAAGCGTGGCAAATGCGCTGGCTGTGTATCAGGCCAAGAAAGAATTTATCAATGGCGTTCTTCGCCCAAGCGTGGACTATGGCACAATCGCCGGAAGCGACAAGCCCGCCCTGTTCAAGCCTGGGGCAGAGAAGATGGTGAGCTTCTTCGGTTTATCGCCCGTGTTCGAGGACATCCAGACCGCCGAGGACTGGACGGGCGAACAGCACGGCGGCGAACCGTTTTTCTATTATCGCCAGAAGTGCCGCCTGTTCAAAGGTGATCGGCTTATCGCCACCGCTGACGGCTCATGCAATTCTTGGGAGAAGAAATACCGCTATCGCTCATCCGAGCGCGTATGCCCGAACTGTGGCAAGGCCACCATCATCAAGGGCAGGGCTGAGTACGGTGGCGGGTGGGTGTGCTTCGCTAAGAAAGGCGGTTGTGGCGCAAAGTTCCGTGACGGTGATCCGGCTATCGAGAAACAGGAAATCGGGCAGATCAAGAACCCTGACGTAAGCGAACAGGTAAACACTATCCTGAAGATGGCGCAGAAGCGCGCCCTGGTTGCCGCCGTTCTGATTGGCACGGCGATTAGTGATTACTTTACCCAGGATGTCGAGGACTTTATGCACGGCGACGTTATCAATGCGGAGTTCCGCGACGCGGCGACCGCGCCTGTTGCCGCACCCCGCCAGCCGGATGTCATTATCGCTGAACTGGGATACGATGCACAGGCGCAACCAACCAACGGTAGCACCCGCCCGTATCCTCCCGCCGCCCTGTTCGCCAAGATTGAGGACCGCTCCAAAGTACACGCCACAAAGGTAGCGCCTGACCGCTTACGCAAGGCTATCGCCGCCACCCTGGATACCATCTTTGACGGCGATAAAACCAAGCGCTACGAGCTGTGCAAGTGGCTGACCGGCAAGGCAAGCACCAAAGATATTCCTGACGCCTATGTCCATGCGCTTAGTGACTGGCTCGGCGTGACCGACTTCAGCCAGCCGCCACACGAACACGCAATGACCGAGGCGCGCACCGCCCTGGCTGAGGCATTGAAAGCGGCCGGACAGCAGGAATTGTTATAAGCAAGTAACATGACACGGGGGCCGCGCATCCTACACGCGGGAGGAATTACGATGCATATCGACACTGCAACCAGAACAGTAAGAGACGACAAAGGCAATGTGATTGCCGGTCCATTCACAGAAGGAACCACCCTCACACTTGGAGTGTGCAGAGACAACTACCAATCGGGACCAGCTACATATATCCCCAATGGCCGCGTTGTACCATGCGTTTGGGTAGCCTTCGAGAACAGCGAACCAAAATGTTTCCTGCTCAAATAATCAACCGCCCCAGGAGGAATGAGGATGGACAAAACCGGACACTTTTATTACAGCAAGAGAGGATCAAGTCTGTCAGGCGCGCCTGTGAACAAGTGCCTGCTTGCCGATGGGCGCATTGAACAGTACACCGAATGGACGCACGAAAACAAACCGATGTCTGTGTGGGATGACCTCGTTTACCTGGGCGAAGGCATTATTTATTGGCACAACGGGGTAGATCAGGTCACCGAAACCGAAGTGTGGCAGTGGCAGCTACGCCGCAAGTTGGTGTGGTTCTTTAAGTCGCTTGCGTGGCTGGCGTTCTGCGCGATTATGTTTTTTGTCACCGTGTTTTTCTATCAATACTTGAAAGGATTACTGCCATGATGTACACACTCGCAAAGTCACTGGCCTGGCTGTTCATCTGCGTCGCCGTCATCGGCGGGGCTGGCAGCCTGCTTGTACCGCCTGCGCTGGCGGTGATGTTGGGCGCTGGCGTTGGGATGCTGGCGGCTGGCACGGAGTTGAAAGAGGGATGGTGGTAGAGATGAGCGAACTGAAGGCATGTCCGTTTTGTGGCAGTCCAAACGTGGTTGTAAATTATGAGCTTGGATTTGGGATGGACACTGGAAATTGGATAGCTTGTAATCAGTGTCGCCGTAGTTATATTTGGTCCGACGAAGACGGCAAAGAAATCTGGAACACCCGCCCGATTGAGGACGCCAAAGATGCGGAGATAGCGCGGCTGAGGGAGGCGCTGGCAGGATGTATGCTGTTAGCGGACGACTACACCGAGAACAGAAACCAGCGGCTAGGACTTATCTCAAAGAGATGTCGCGATGAACTAAAAGGCGTCGGCCATGAGTAAGCACAACCCGAAAGATAACCCCGCCAAGCTCCCGATCTGGAAGCGCACCGCCGCCACGCTGAAAGCCAGACGCCAGCGGTGTAAAGATTGCGGGGGCGTTCTCCCCGAATACCTGTGCGCTACGTGCGGCGGGGTAGGGTGTATTGATTGCCAGTATGTGACCGTGAAGCCGTGCCGGTGCGGCAAATAATCAACCATAGTTTTTAGACAGGAGGATATGATGAATGAAGTTGTAACCAAGTTAGACCGATTGGCAGACCTGCAAGCGCAAGCAGACGTTATCCGTATGCGATTCAACGACCTGCGCGACGGGGTGATGACGCCGGAAATCAAGCAAGCCCTGGCAGACATCGACGCGGAAGAACGCACCACCCTGGAAGCGGTGAATGAGGGTATCGGCAAGCTGACCGCCGATGTAAAGGACGATGTCGTCAAGGCTGGCGCAAGTGTCAAGGGTAAATATCTGCAAGCGGTGTGGATGAAGGGGCGCGTATCCTGGGATACCAAAGCCCTTGACGGGTATGCTGCCGGACATCCTGAGATTGCACAATTCCGCAAGGAGGGCGAACCAAGTGTAAGTATTCGCGGTGTAAAATAGGTGTATGAACAACGACAAACCAACCTTCCCCGAAGTAATCCTACTCGCCGCCATTGCCTTCATCACGGGGGCGATGGTGGCGGCTGTCGTGCTGTCCGCTACGCTGTCGGCGCGGATAGCAGGCTATCCGGTGAACGTGGAATATACCACCGCAGGATCGGGAACAGGCGCGGCGCTAGCGATGTGGTATCTCATGCTAACCCGCTACGTATTCCCCAGGCTCAAGCAGCCGGAGCGCAAGCCCATGGCGCCAGCCGTCACGCGGATAGAACAGGTGTCGCCGGACCGTAAGCAATTGCAGTATGAGGATTGTCCCGCCACGCTCGACCAGCTCCGCACAATTGCCACGCGCACCTATTACGGATCTGCAATCTCGAACGCCGCCATGGAAGATGTATTCGCTGACCGCGCCGCTTACACCGTCTGGCGTGATTGGATGATAGCGCGGGGATACTGCCAGTGGAGGGGAAGTACGCCTCAGTCAGGGCTAATCACCACGCACGCGGGGGATGAGTGGCTCAGCAGGTGGTATCAGCCGCCCTCCCCCACCGCGCAGGTGTATAGGCAGGAAGATGATACCGGGCGCCACACACACGCCCGCATGGAGGATATTACATGACCGTAATGCAATTCGTGCTATTCGCTGTTCTCGGCGCGCTTGCCTTTGCCGCCGGATACATGCTGGTGCTGGCGGCGGTGGGAGGGTAGGAAGTGCTTGCATTATCTGAACAACTGTGCTATAATCCCCTCTGTCTAGGCGATGTAGGGCGCGGCTTTGTTTAACCAGCCGTCTGTTAAAAGTAATTCTGTGTTAGAATTCTCGCGCCCCTTTTGCGTACCACGCCCTCGCCTAGACAACGACGGCAACGCAAGAGGGGCTTTTGCTATGAACAACAACCGCAATATGCAATACCGCAACAAGTGGAATGAGCTTATCGAATATTACGGAACAACATGTTATTACTGCCGTAAAGAGATAGCGACCACAATCGACCATGTTGTGCCTTATTCGTGGGATCAGGATAACGACATCGAAAATCTTGTGCCAGCCTGTGCGCTGTGCAACGCCCTTGCTGGAAATATGATGTTTGAGAGCGTAGATCACAAGCGGCAATACATTCTCGGAGAGCGCAAGAAGCGGGTAAACCAGAGGGCGATATGTACGGATTGTATGTTGCCGTTTACTTACAGAACACACTCCCCGTCAATGTTCCTGTGCGCTGAGTGCTACGATCAGGAGTACAACACGCAGTATTCACAAACAAGGCAATGGCGCAAGTGGATAGTCCAGCTTGCCGCCGCAGGTATCCCAGCTGATGCACACCGCAATCTTAGAAGGCGCCTTGAGCGGGTCAGGCTTAGTGAGCGTAATCGCAGAGTTAAGATTGAGTTATTGATTGACGAATACTCGTATTGCGCCGAGCATGATGATAGGTTCGCTGAAATGCTTGTGTATTCCTGATAAGAAAATTTATCCTTGTTACGCCAAATAACAAGGCTCTGGCGAGTGCTACGGTGAAAATTCGATGATTTCGGGTAGTGGTAAGCATAGCATTGAAACGCTGCGAAATCGCATTATTCGAGACTACGCAAGGCTAAAAACATGGCGCGCCGTTGCTGATAAATACGGCGTAACTTGTGGAATGGTTTACAGAATAGCCGTGAATAACTACGAACCACGCGATGCACATATTAGAACAGCGCTTGAGTTGCCCGCCATGGCGCCCGCCCCCGTATGTAAGATTTGCGGTGAAATCCATGTAACGAAACGATGCACAAGCCATGGAGCCCGCCCGCGCCCGCGCCGTGCTATCAACCTATCTGATCCAGTATCGGCAGCCGCCACAATCAGGGCGCACGCTGAACCGGAGTTCGTTGCAGAGTTAGTTAGACTATTGGAGGTCACATGAAACAAATCCTGTTTATAATAATCGTACTGCTGTGTTTTGCCACGCCCGCCCTCGCTGACGAACCGCCGCCATCGCGCCCGGATTACGTCAGCCTGCAAGCGACGAAAGCCGCCAGCCAGCCAACCGCCACAGCGCACGCGCGGCCAACCGTGACGCCTACGCCATGGGCGTACCCTGCGCCCGTGCCGTATCCAGAGCCGGAGTTCGACCTGCCCGCATGGTTGCACAGGCTGCTGGATTGGGTGATGGAATAGGAGCGGATAGAGATGAGACGCTTTATTAGACTATTAATGCTTCTGTTGTTTCGACGGCTGCCAATCAAGAATGATTCGTGGATTATTGTCGATAATCTTGGTGTGAAAATCGAGCTGAATGAATAACCCACATATCCCACAACAAAAAGCCCAGGTCATCGCCGGGGCTTTGTCGTTTATCCCTTCTTCTTGCGCTTCTTCTTCCATGCGTTAATCATCGCCTGCTTCTCGGACCAGCTCGCACGGCTTGCCCGCTCCCATTCTGGTGTACCAGGCTTCAGGCCGATCTTGCGCTTCCAGTTCAGCCGATCACCGCCCGCGCCATCGCCCCCAGCCGCCGCCGTGCCGCCCGTTGATGGGGTAGCCTGGGGGATAAAGTTCATCGTCTCAAGCTGGATCATCTTCAGGTCGTCCAGCGGCCCAAACGAGATAACGCACGTCTCGCTCTCCGCGTCGTAGCTGGTCGCCGTGATAATCACGCGCGGATAATCTACCGTATCCGAGGCTAGCACCTCATCCACCAGATAATCGGCAATGTCCAGCACCTTGCCCGCTTCAATCTCGCTGGCTGGTATCTCATTGCCGCCGGAGCCGAGAATATACCCGACCACCGTAATCGAGCCGCTCCACAGTGGGTTCTTCCACTTCGCCAGATAACGCTTCCCGTAGTACAGCGCCAGCCCTGCGCTGGACGGGCGATGGTTCAGCGGTCTGCCAGTCAGGGGATTAAAGCTACTCCCCAGCGTGTTCATGTACGCATACGTTTGCACATTGCCCGCCTGTATGCTATCCACGCGCCGCCCGTATGCCGCCGTCGAGGTCGCATCCGTCAGCGTTTCGTAACCGCTGTCTGCCGGCGTGATAATCTGCTGCTCGTTGCGCTCATCCGTGTAATTGACGGCGATCCAGTTCTTTATGTCCGCGTAACTGCGATTGATGTCCGCGCTGGTCACATTGTCATCCGCCAGCCGCACCACGTAATTAGCCGATGTCAGGTCAGGATACACGCCCGCCGCCAGCAGCGGCTTACCGTCATTCGTCTCTGCTTCCTCGGATGCGCGGCATTGAAAATAAATGCTTTCGTCGCTGGTATTGCCAAAGCCTGCCACGTACATGGCGATGTCAGCCAGGCTGGTGAAGTCATCAAATACCAGAATGTCTATCGCCGGTAGCGTCTCACCCGTCAGCCCTGCCACGCCAATATCGGATTGTGTAATCTCCGTGCAATTGTCGATGATGTCGTACCCGACTTCTTCGGCGTCAATCGTGCCCGTCTCGGAATATACGGTGATGTTGGAGAACTCGCCGTAGTATGTGCCGTCTGAAGTCGCTGTCTGGCTTGCGCCTGCGATAAAACGCAGCTCAATCGACTGAGATGCGGTGTCAATTGTCACATCCTGGCTGCTGTCTGTTCCGTCACTTGTGCGGCTGTATTCGTTTGCGTTATCAGCAAGATTGCGGACCGTGATACTCCACGCCTGCGCGCCCTCCGAAAGTGTTGCATCAAACGTGATGCGCTTGCATGTCTCACCCGTTGGCATGGTAAAGCGTACCGCCGCGTAATCATTGGCGGCAAATGTTGCCGCCTTTGGCGTGAAGCGTATCCTGTTCTGCCTGTCAAGGGTAAACTTGCTCGAATTGGTAGCCCCCGTCTGCCACTTCCACACATCTTCGGTAATCCGCGTATCCGCCCAGCGTTTGCGGATAGCATAGCGCATCATCAGCGCGCCCCAATAGCCGGTAGCCTGCACAAGCGTTCCCTGTTCGCCGCCCGATGATTGGCTGTTCAGGTTGTCGATCTTACCTTCCCAGACCACGCGCTGCCCATTACGAATTACGACCTGATCCGCGCCGCGCACGTCCCAATAGTTAGCCAGTTCACGCGGGACGTAGAAGCTGCAATCGGTGTATAGCCCGCCAGGGAAGGCGCTGGTGAATTGCAGACCGGAGGCGAGAGTAAGCACGCCATCGGGATCATTAATTAACACCCTCAATGTGCTAGTATAATAAACTTCGATAGTCAGTCCGTTGGTAGTGTAGGGCATTATACTAGCCTGTAACGTGGTGTTGCGTAAATAACATAAGTTAGTGTAGTGGTCAGGGTTGCGTCACTATCCTCGCACCCCATTAGTGACTGCAAGATATTGTATCTATTCGGGGATAGCTCAATAGAATCACCAATTGGTTTAAGTACCTCTATCATCCCGACAGCAGAACCTCCAGTAATCTTTGTAATGGTATTGTCTTTCAGCATGAACTTTGTAATGGCATATCCATAGCAATATAGGTATGGGCGCGGAAACATCACGGCGTAATCCAACGAAACATTAACCGTTCCGCTGGTTATAAATCCATAAATCTCGACTTTCTCGGTGTCAGCATCATATCCGCTGTAATTCTTCTGTGTCATTCCCGCGATTGTTCTCAGGATGTAGTAAGATGAACTTCCAATTGCAACCGGCCTCGAATAATCTGTTGTGATATTTACGCCGTATGTAGCTGACGAAACATACGATTGGATGCGTGCATACACGCTGGATGCCGCTTTCATGCGAGTAAGAATATAAAACGGCATCGCGCTAAATTCTGGGTATGCGCTCTTTGTCCAGGACATACCGGACTCGGATAGTTCGGCGGCGCTTTGGTCTGTTAATGTTACGTGCGCTTCACCACCAACCGCGCCCGCGTCAGCTGTGCCAGACGAATCAACAAAGAATATCGACGGGCTGAAATATCGCTTTGTGGTGAAGTTGCTCAGGTGGATGCCGCTGAAAGCTGCACTGGGCGTGCCTTCAATCTCTGTATAAGCCTCAGTCGTGCCGGGGATACCGTTGATAATCGCGTAATGGTTGTGCGTGGCGTCGCAGTAATTATCCACCACGTTATCCCCGTCCTTCGTCCACAGATATGGGATACTGCTCAACCGCTGCCCGTAACCGTCGCCGCCGTTGATGTGCGCGCTGATGTCGGTGTAATCCGCCAATACCTGCGCGGCTGATAGCGCCACATCCCAGATGGTGAAGTCCATGAACGTATCGCCAATTTGTCCTGCGGGAGTTTCCTGGCTGCCGATATACAGATAATCGCCCAACGTCCAGGGCGTAAAGGTCGTGCCCGCCGCATACGGTGCGCCGTTCAAATAAATCTCCAGCCTGCCCGGTGACCACACGAAATGCAGGATGTCAATATCTCCGCTGACAAACGTCTGCGCCGCGCCTTCAACGGTGTTCGTGCCATCCGTCAGCCGCCAGTCATCGGTAGCAATAGTGTAGGATGCCTCGAAAGTGCTATCGCTGAATACATACTTATTTGCGCCGCTGGCATAATCCGCTAAATGTTTCAGCGCCACACAAATCGTCCCCTGCCGTGCGCTGAACTCCGGTAAATCCGCCAGCTTGATGCGTACATAGCCCGCCGTCGCCGTGCTGGTGCTTTCATGCGCCGTGCCAGTCCATACACAGCCGATCTGGTCGCCGTCGAAATAGGGGCGTGCTTCCGTTGCCGCCTGCATCATCACCGCGTCCCAGATAATCCAGCTTCCCGCCTCCACCGTTGCCGCCGCCGGGATGCGCAGATAAGCGCGCAGCGCCGTGCGATCCGCCTGCGCTACCGTGCCCGTGGCGCTGATAAAATTCCAGCCCGCCACCGCTGTCTTATTCACCAGCACCGTGTTGGCCGCCGCCGCCGCGCCGCCCGTCTCGTAAATCGAAATGCCGATATTCTTCCCGACCATCTCCGCCGGAGCGTAGAAACGCGCCTGCACCGTGTAAGCCGCCTGCGCGATGGGCGTGCCGGTCACCACATCCGCGTAATACGCATAAGCCGCCGTGTTGGTGGTGCTGACCACCTGGCGCATCCCGTAGCTGCCAATCCACGCCTGATCTGTGGTTTGCGCCAGCGTGCAATCTACCGCCGTCCATCCGGTTGTATTCGTCTCAAATGACGGATTGGGGATAAGCTGCGTGCCCACCAATCCGATAATCGTGCCCCGGCTCAATCCATCCTCTGTGCCGTGAGTATTCTCGTAAACCAGCCCCTTCGCCTGACAAAGTAGCTGCCGCGCTCCCAATGCGTAAGGTCCAACCAGCAGGGAGATGGGCAGGATCAGTGCCCGCTCCGGGATCTCCGCCACGTAGTAGCTGCCGTCCAAGTCAACGATAGCCGCTTTCACCTCGAAGCGATACGGCGCGCCGTGCTGCCCCCAGATGGGCGCGGGCACGTTGTAGCTGGGCGTGTATTCGAAATACACCTTGTCCGTCTTATCCTCAACCGCCTGCGATAGCCACATCGAAAGCCGCCGCGCCGCCATGTGCGTTTGTGCAATGGTCGTGCCCATGATACGCACAGACCATGCCCACCAGCGGTCTTGTGGGGTCTTGCTGATGACCTGGCCGCCGGATGTGCTGCCCACGTTTGGGCTGGATATGTTCAGGCTTTCGTCAGCCGCCGGAAAGACAAAATCTTGATACAGGCTGAACTCGTTTGCGTCAATATCGAAGTGGCGTGAACCGTGCGTGAACCTTGCTTTATACGTCATGCGCTAAACTCCTGCGTAGCCTAATCCGGCTGAGCCGCGTCGGTTGGCGCGGGATAGCATCGCGTAAACTTTGGCGGCGATGGCGTTCTCGTCCTGGCCGGGGAGGGTATTGACTACAATATTGTTATATACGTCGCCGCCGCCGAGGGCGTGATTGGGTACGATGTTGCCGCTTGATCCTGGTACGAATAACTCCGGCCCGCGCTCGCCAACGACGTATGCGGTATTTGACGATACATACCCGCCTGCCGCTTTGCCCGTGCCTTGCGGGGTTGTTTTACTTGGTTTCGTCTGCGGTGCGTATGGGTTTGTTTCACCGCCCCACGCCGATACGCGCTCTGAGGTTTCCAGGGCAACACGGATCATAAAGTCCTTAACCTGACCGAGGCTGTTCAGGGCGTTCCAAGCTGCGGTGAAGTTCGCTACCGAGGCTGTGTACTGGTCGGATGTTATTCTTCCAGAGTCTAACTTGGCGCGGATGCTCTCTAATCCGGTGATAACGTCAAAGCTCTCTTGATTCCAAATCCCCATAGCCTCGGCAAGCGCCCGCGTGGCCTTTGCGTCAAGGTCTGCGCTGGCTTTCTTGAATATGAGTTGTTTTGCCGCCTCAGCGGTTGCGTCTGCGAAGTCGCCCTCTATACCAGCGGCAATGGCAGTTGCGCTTGCTAGTGCATTTACTTCTGTCGCCGCGTCGGATGCCGCTCCAGATAAACCGCCCATAATAGCCGCCTGCTCATCTGCGGCGGCGTTTGACGATAGCAGCGACTTTTCCAGCGTGTAGGATGTGCGCGTCATTTCGTCAAACGTTCCGCTTACTTCCATGCCGCTTGAGTTGAGTATCCGCAATGTGCCGTCAATATAGCGGACGGTGTAGCCCTGCTCTCTTGCCACCTTTGCAAGCTGCTCTACATATTCCTCGTATGTTCCCGTGAGTTCGCCAACCGCCTCAGCCTGACTGTCTATGCTCGCCTTTGACGCTCCCCCATTGGTTAGCATGTCGTTTACAAACTCAGCAAACCCAACAGCGGCAGGCGCAACTTTCATCTTCAGCGTATCCGCAAGATTGGCGAAGCTGGCTTCCATTTGCATGATCTTTCCAGCGCCAGTCTCCGCCTTGTCGCCAACCTTCAATAGCTGTGCTTCCGCCTGTTGTAAGAACGCTTCCTTGAACGCGGCATTGGCATCCAATCCGCTTTTCTTCAGCTTCTCAACTTTCGCGTCAAACCCATCCACTGACACGCCCAGCGCATCAAAGCGCATGGTTGTCTGGTTGGTCAATGTCAAAACGAGCTGGTTCATATCCATGCCCAGCCCGCCAACCACTTTGCTCAGGCGCACAACTTCATCGTGGCTGTTTGCAAGCCCCAGCGCCATGAGGTCGCCCGCGCCCGCCATTAGCTTTGCGTCTGATAGCGTGCCCCTAGTCGCCTCGCGCAGGTCGCCCATCAGTATGTCGCTGGTTGTGCCAATGCTTGCCGTAAGGCGGTCAAACTTACCAGCGGCATATTCGAGTTGTGCGCCTTCCGCGCCAAAGTCAAATGCTAACTTAGCAGCCGCGCCAACTGCCGCAAATGCTCCAGCAACAAGCGTAGCCTTGCCAACCAACCCCTTTAGAGACGTGCCAATACCGTCCGCCCCCTTCGCGGTATCCTTTAGCCCGCCCTGCGCTTCTTTCAGCCCCTTCTTGAGGCCGGAGGTATCCGCGCCAATCTCTGCGTAAAGCGATGCAACCTTAGTCGCCATTAGCTCACCTTTACCTTTGGTGTATGCACTTTAGCGCGCCCGTCCTCGACCTGGAAGAACTCTTCCAAATCAGCCAAACTCAGCGCGTCCACTTCTGCCAATGTCCAGCCGAACCGCTCCGCCAGTGTCCAGCGTAACAACTCCGGCGGCATGGGCTGTCTTTGCGTTATGTGGAAGTAGACGCGCTTGCTGAGTTTGGGTCAGCTAACGGGTTTCTGGCCGCCTCGAAAAACGCTGCTGTTGCGCGCTTGTAATCAGGGTAGGGCAGCGCGCCAAATTCTTCAGCCGTCAGCCCAAAGCACGGCGCAAGCAACGCGTCCTCTTCCTCTGGAGCGGTTTCGGTCTTGAACAGCCTGCGGTATTGCGCTATGCTGATCTTCGTCAAATCCACCGCCAGTTCGCGCCCGTCACTAAGTGTTACTACCATGAGCTGTCCGTCCGCGCGCCGTTCTGCTGCCACGATACGTCATAGGTCGCCACGTCGCTGTATGGTGCGGTTTGCGTTACGCCCTGCGCCAGTGCCGCCATTGCGCTTTTCGGTCTGCCAGATGCCGAGCCAGCCAATCCCCAGGTGAGCGTGCCGGAATTGCCCTCGGCGCAAGCGGCGACAAACGCCGTGCCGTCATACTGCGCCAGAGACGACAAAGAAGCCTGCCCGTCCTTGAAGCTCGCCAATCGTTTGCGTGCCGTATCAGCGCCCGCCGTCGCGTCGATAAAATCAATGGACGGCGTGTAGTTGAAATTGCGCGCATCGGTGTATAGCGCAATCGTGCCGCCGCTCCACACCCAGGATACGTAACAAGCTGAACCTGCATACTCATTATCTGCCATTGTCAAAACTCCTTATCTCTAAGTCAATCGGATACGATAAATCCCGCCGGCGCTGAATACTGGCGCGCCGTCTGGCGGGTTTTCCACAATTGATATATCTTCCTCGCGGGCTGTCCAGAAGTTCTCCCAACCCGTGACGGTGATAGCCTTACCATGCAGCAGCGTATCGCAGTACGCGTCAATCGTTCCAGCCTGTGCGGGGGATGCTGCGTAGCCGCGCACATACACCAGTAAATTCTTCATGCGGCTTTGGGTGATGTTTTCATCTCCCCCGCCCTGGTAGTTCCACACGACATAAGGTAAGGCTGCCCCATCTGGCGCTTGCTGGTAGTAAATCGCCGTACCCCCCAGCGCGCCTGTAAGCGCCGTGCCCCCGGATAGCGCAGAATAAATGCCCGTGTTCAGCGCATTGAATACGCTCATGGAAATAGCCTCTTGTATAAATCGCCTAGATAGCCGCGCACCTTTTCAACGGCGGGGATCATCCAGGGGCGGGCGCTCATCTTGTGGGTTCCGAACTCGTGAAATATCCCGTAAAGAACGCCATCGGATACCCAATACAAGCCGCGCTTTACCTTCTTTGTATTCACGCTGTTGAATAGCGCGCCCGTGTCTATGATGTGCTTTGCTCGGATATTCGCCTTCGCCTCAGCCTCAACCTGAAACGCGGTCGCCTGCAATACGTCATCCGTATTCTTGTCCAGCCCTGCGGCTATGGCATCTAAAACCCGCGTGTCCAGCTTTGCCTTCATATCCGCTCCAAATACGCCCGTCGTGAGCCGTCCCATGACTTTGCTAAATCCACGCTTACCACGCTGAACGTCTGCGAATTGCAGCTCACCCGATAGCCGGTGGTGATGGTCTCATCATGCGCCAGGGTTAGCACGTATCCGGTAAACGGCTGCACGCTTGCGCCGAATATCTGCTCACCGCCTGGTCGGGATACATCCAACCTGCACGGCGCGGAGGCGGTTGCCGTGCCCCAGGTATCCATCCAGCCGCCCTGCCCGTCCGATGTGCGCGTAACGCTAAGGATGTTGCATGTATCGGGCAACAGGCTTTCAATAGCGGCGCGGATAGCCTCAAGCTCTGGGTCAGTAAGCATTGTCATTCCTCAAAATAATGACGTCGCTTGCCCCGCTCATGCGGTCATAGTGATCCGCCATTGCAAAGCAGTTTTCGATAATCTTGCCCCGGTCAATGCGGTGGTTATCTGTGGAGAAGTTGACCGCCATTGCATACTGTCCCGCTTTCGTGCGCCACACTTCGGCGGCGGCGGCATTTAGATCGTAGGATCGCCCGTAAAGGTAGTATGCCGATCCACCCGTATCCGCGGCAAACGTCACAACGCCCCGGTTATAGTCCGGCGTATAAAGCGCAGTGCCTACCGCCGAGCCAGCGGCATCTTCCACATAGAAGATAGACGTTCCCCCGCTGGTTGCCTCGAAGTTGCTAATCCCGCTGAAATAGTCGTGATACTCAACCGTGCCGCCGTTGTAAATCTGAACGGGCTGCATGGGGGCGCGGTAAACGTCCTGGCGGTGTGCGTCCAGCACATCTTGAAGCTGGTTATCCGTCCAGTAGGTTGTACCTGATACAGAATAATCAGCCGTTCCAGCCTGGGCGAAGCCGCGCAAGCGGGTGATAAGTGTCGCCATCGTTGTACGAGCGGTCATAATTCACCCCTTCCGGGTCAGTCCTGGTAAAACTCCACATGCGCCACGGCAGCCGCATCCGCTCCGGCGACATAGATCACCGTTCCCATGTTGTCAATGGGCGGGATGTAACCAACCATATCTTTGGCGCAATAACCCGCGCTGGTTGTGCCTGCGCTATCCTCGCCAACCGCCCAATAGACTGCCGCGCCAGCCGCATGAATAAATGCGTTTGTCGCCCCGTCTGGAACAGTCACCGCCGTTGAAGCCGTCCCGCACGCGCAGGCTGTACCGCCTAAGTGTGTAGATCGAAACGGAACCATCTCACCGCCAATCTGTGTATATTTAGCCATTGCTCATTCTCCTGTGACTAGCTTACCTACCAGCGCCATCGCCGCGCCTATTGCCTGATCCATGTTCAAATACTGGTACAACCCCAATCGACCTCCGGGGCGGGTGTTGGCCGCCTCCCGCTTGCAAAGCGTTTCATACAGCCGATGTAACTCAAGGTTGCTATCGGTAGGCACGGGGTAGTATTTCTCACCCTTGCCCGCCGGATACTCCCACGTTACAGGCCATGCGTTACCGTCCTGATAGCCTATGGTTCGCCAGTTGATAATGCGTGTGTAAGGCACGCCCTTATCGCAATAGTTCAGCGTAGCCGCCCCCACCACATCGGACGGTAAAACGCGGGTGGTGTGCGTCAGGCTGCGGTATTCCAGCGTGCCAATCGAATAATCAAATAACTCATCCAACGCACCGGTATAAATCACGGTCTTAGCTTGCTTATTCCAGTAATCGCGATCCTTGATGTAATCTATCCCCGTCTCAACCGGGATGCCCTTCAGCATATTCGCCACCATCGCGGTGTAGCCGCCAATCGGCATACCCTGATACTTGTCGCTGAAATACCTATCATCGTAACTATCCCGTATCGGTATCCGGCGGGTGATGCTGCGCGGTATCTCATCGTATGGCCTGCCCCATTGCTTCTCGGAGTAGCCCACGAAGAACGTCTTGCGTAGTACCTTCTCCGCGTCCTCGTCGCCCAGGCTGATGCCTAACTGCTGCGCCGTCAATCGGTTGGGCGGGAAGGAATACACCACGCCATTTGCAACCGCCTTTACCCGATGCTCGTATGGCTGCCACTTTGCAAATCGCCTGACAAACTCCCAAATGCGCGGCGCGTTGGTGTGGAAGATATGCACGCCGTAACAGCCAACCGTCACGCCCTCAATCTGTGTGTCGTGGCAGTTGCCAGCGATATGCCCGCGCCGCTCAACCACCTTGACGGTACAACCCGCCTCAGTAAGCAGGCGGGCGCAGGTTGCGCCGTATATTCCAGCCCCGACAATCAGGTAGTTAAGCATGTTCGTACACCGTTAGCCCGTTACAATTGGCATAATGTTTCAAGAGCCGCCATTCCGGGTGACGTTTCATGTATTTGTTGATACCCCACAAAATGCCATGCTCCTCTGGATACCACGGGTCACGCTCCGCGCAGCTTTCCGTATCGTGGAAGGCGATATACTTGCGCACCTTCCCGGCATGCCGTTGAAGCAGCTTGTAAACGTGCTCGCCCGTGTGCTTTGTATCTTGGAATAGCATATCGGTCGGCTCAATTTCAGCCGTCTCAACATCCTCGATGCGGTAGACAAATTCAGTCCGTCCAGCGTTGGCGGCAATAAGATCAATATCCGGAACGCGCTCAATGTCGTAGGTTATCAGCTTGTCAGGGCCAGCCGCCAGCAGCGTGATGGTAGAAACGCCGGTGCGCGTACCAAATTCCGTGACGTGCTTACACCCACTCGCCAGGGCGCGTAGCGTTGGAACATGCTCTTGAATGTCTGACGGCGATTGAGCCGCCCACTGATACATGGTATCTATAGACATAGGTAATGCCTGAACGCCGCCAGCCTCCCGTTCCAGTAGATTTCTCGCCCGCGCTGATCCATGCCGGGTTTTAGCCCGAAATGCCCGTGTGCGTGCAAGCTCCACGGCGCGATCTTGATATTCATCCCTAGCCGCTGGACGTGGTAACTGATTAGCCACTGCTGCCGGGCGTAGTGGCTAAACGTGGCCTCGATGCGCTCGTAATCACGGGTATATGCGCTATATAACTCGTTCCACGTCGTTCGGGTCATCGCCAGGAAGCCCACGTTATAAACACTCAGGCTCTCAAGGTCTCCGCCCCACTGCGCCAGATCACCGCGCACGCCGAGACGGGTAGCCTCTAGCGCCAGTGTTTCGTCGGGTGAGCCGTTCCAGCTTGTCACCACCTCGCCATGTTTCAGCGTTAGCAAGTCCAGTTCGTCTTGCTCGATTTTGCGCTGCATCCTGAAATCCGCGTCCGTGTAGACCAGCACCTCGTCATCATCGCCGGGTATCACGCTGGCGAATGACCCGTGTTGGATGCACTCAGTCTCAGGCGGAGCGCCGTAGTTTTGCGCAGCCGTCATGCTGATAGTCTCAATATCGCCCAGGTCGGGCGGGATAAACTCCACGCCAACAAACGTCACCGGGAAGTCTGCATACTGCCTGAGACTATCCAGGTATGGGGTCATGCGCTGAAAGTATGGTGCATTACACCCGGTTACTAATCGCACGGTCACGCCTCACAATCTCGTAAAATCTTTCACGGTTCGCATCGCTCTTGTCATACGCGCCGGGGGTGTCCTTTGACGTATAGTTATTCAAGTGCTGAATAGGTATCCCGATAGGGCGCAAACTCAGCCCCGCTCGCGTCGCCCGCCAGCACAACTCGTTATCTTCCCAATACAGGCCGTCCCAATCTTGCGCCCAGCCGCCAATCTTACGAAAGTCGCTTGTGTGTCCGATCAGACACCAGCCTTCAAGGTAGGGTATGCAAACGCCGTCAACATAGCGGATGATGAATGACGTACCGTACAATGCGCCCGCGGGTAACTCTGGTATGCCGATCAACCAGCCAGGGGAGGCGGTTATATCGTTATTGAGAAAGATGGTGACTTCCCCCGTCGCCGCCTCTAAACCCTGGTTATTGGCCGCGGCATACCCCTTGTTAGCGGCATTGCGAATATAGATACCCTTCAAGCGTTCTACCATTTCGCGGATGGCCTTCGCGCTCGCTTCGTCGCTGCCGTTGTCAATGATGATGACTTGCGCGCCTTGCACCACGCTTTCATAGCCGGGGATTAGCTCCGGATGGTTGAGCCAGGGGGTGATAATGGTTATCATCTTGCCCACCCCTGAAACGATACCAGTGTATCCAGTACAATCGCTTTGACAGCTTGCGCTAATGCGTCCACATCCCCACTGACGGCGTGAAACTCGCCGCGTATAGCCTTGATCTGTTTCAGACTTTCAACGTCTGCCAATATCTCAAACTCCGCGCCTTCACAGTCAATCTTTAGCAGGTCAGCCGGAGTACCGTTTAACATCGCTTTCAGTGTAGTAGAGCCAACCGTCACGCCATGCGTGCCGTAGATGTTGTGGCCGCCACTGTTGCCGCCTGGGTTCACTTCGCTGATAACCACATCGCGCCCGTCACCCGTTGCCGCTAAGTTATGCGCCGTCACCAGCCTATCCAGCCCGTTGGCTTTCAGGTTGGCAACCAGCCGCTTGTAGTTATGCGGGTTCGGTTCGTAGGCTTGCACCTTGCACCCGTAGGTTTTCGCAAGATACATGCTCACGATCCCGACGTGCGCGCCAATGTCAATCACGCGTGAGTTTTCGTCAAGCTCCAGATTGTCCAGGTGATAATCCCGCTCGATCTCACGCAAGATGATCCATTCCACCCCGTCGGGTTCTGTGAAGGTCAGCCCGGTCTTATTGGCAAACCCGCCTTCTACAATCCGCCTGTTACCGCTGCGATGCTCAATCAATTCAGCCCCACACGCAACACAAGGCATACTGATGCTGCCATCTGGATTGAATAACCCCGTTAGTAACCAGCTATGCGTATGCGCCGGAGCCGGGGCGGTGTGCGTGCCTTCGATCTTGGCGGCGATCTTCTCAAGGACAGGCTTCCAGTATTTCTCTGTCACCTTATCCGCGTCATACGCCAGCGCCCCATCCCGCGCCCGCTTGCGATAATCCTCGTTACCCTTCATGCGGTAAGACGCTTCAAGCGCATCTACAATCGCGCCCACACGTGGATAAAACTGATATGTTCCAAGCGGGAGATAGAACGGGTGCGCTTCTGATTTGGGTATCTTCCACCCGCTGAAACACAACTCAGGCATACTTGTCCAGTCGCCCACAATCACGGGGCAGCCGCACGCCTGCGCTTCTACAATCGGGATACCAAACCCTTCGCCGGATGAGGCCAGCAGGTGAACGTCAAGCGCGCTGTATAGTGTCGCCATTTGCCCGTCGCCTACCCCGCCAATCATGGTTGCCATGTAGGGGTCGCTGATTAGCACGTCCGTTCCGGATTTCAAGCCAACCTGGTCAATGAACTCGAACAGGTTTACGCCGCCATTGGATTGTGTAGGATTGGTGTGTAAGTAAAGCACGGTATCACTATGCTTGCGGTGAAACTCAGCAAAGGCGGTTAGCATCTCAGGCCATGCTTTACGAGGCGGCGACCCTTTGTTAGCGCCCACAATCCCAACGATAAACTTGTCCTGCGGGAAGTGAACCGCGTCACGGCTGGCAGCCTGGGGGAGGGGGCGGAATACTTTGGTATCTACCCCGTGCGGTACGTAGTGAACATCAATGCCTGCGTCATTCATCATCTTGACGGCAAACTTGCTATAAACGATGCGCTGATAGGCTTGCGTCACTGCGCGGATAACGGGAGGGGCGGCGGGTTCACTATCCACCGGGAACCACGGAACCCAGCGCATTGCTGGCGGCCATTGCTCAGGGTGATAAACCCATGCGTCAATCA